TTTGGTTATCCTCACTATATTCTTTTTTAGGTTCTGGTAATCTTACTGCTATTTTAGTCATTAACCTCTCCTTCCATCTGGTTGTATATCTACTTGGAATGTACCAAATCTCCAAGATTCATTTACACCAGTATTCTCTATCTTTATATTTGCATATCTTCCTCTTGCTCTAGTGTCAACTTTTAAAGTGTTTGATGTAATTGTAAAAGGACTTAATGCAGTTTCTATATCATCTTCAGCTGGAAAATCTTTTATAGATAAAGTTACTTTGTTATTACCTACAAGAACTTTAAAGTTTGGTAAAAATCTTCTCATAGCTAAAAAGACTTCTGCTTGATCTGGTTGTAATGAAAAACTAAATGATTGTATAAAAGAAGTTAAGGTTGTTACACTACCATCTGGATTTACTTGATCATTTCCCGATTCGTGTTCAAAGAATATACTTTGACCTAAACCTGTTTCACCTTGTATGACTGGAAAAGTACCTGTGTTAGAATCTTTAAACGCAGTAGCATAAGGTTTTGGATATACTAGTGAATCAATCCAAGTTGTTCTTATAGAATTAGTGTTCGTACCTGTGTACCAATTACCCATCGGTGTTGGTGAATTAGTTTGACCATAATTAAAAACTACATATCTATTATTAAATTCTGATCCTTGTGTTGGATACCACCAAACAACTTCTGTAAATAGATTATTAATACCAGCGTTTACTTGTTGACCTTTTGTAGTATCTATATCATCGTAAACATAATCCTCAACACTACAAGGTAAAGTATTAACAGTACCATCAAAAGAGAAAAAACCATTACTACCCATCCAATAAGCAACACCATCAATTTCAATTGCTGCGTTCTTACCTATTAATCCACAGTTAGTACCAACTTGTTCAAAGCCAAATGTAAAAGGTGCACCTACAAATTTCATTGTGTACAATGCATTATCGGTCCATACTAGAATATTTTCTTTTGCAACTAAAGCTCCCATAATTCTTGTGCCATCTTGTATTCTTTGTGTACCGGCTGTATTAGTTGCTTCTGGTGTATATCCATTTATATTTTCATCTTCAGAAAATCTTATAAACATATCATCTTGTGTAGAAGGATTACCAATAGTTGTCTCTGTTCCAAAATGAATTAAGTGACGTGTTGTTGGTGAAATTAAAGTTGCTCTTGTGGCCGTAGGGTTATTTGTTGTTAAAAATCCTGAAGTAGATGTAGATGCTCTTGTTGATAATCTTGCTGCGATAGAAGAATCCCAAGTAAATGTTTTACCATTTGCAATAGTTGCAACTAACACATCACCAAAGTTACTTAATGACCAAAGTCCTGGTTCAAGAGTTATAGTTCCTGCATCAACTGCATCTCCCCATCCTGTAAATTCTGTAGCGTTTGTAACTGTTGCACCATTACTATGTATCGCTGATAACGTTCCTTTTTGTGCTCTTGTAATACCAGTTAACTCCGCACCTGCCACACCTGTGTATGTTATTAATTCACTACCTACTGCAATAGTTCCACCACCTGTTGGAAAACCTGTAGTTGATGCTAATCTAATTTGTGTAGCTGAACTATTGTTACCATTTGTGTCAGCGGCCAACGCACCATCTAAAGTTGTTTGAGCTGCACCTGTAATTGTACCACCATAATTTCCAACACCATAACCATAGCCATATGATTGTGCTGCAGGACCCACTACTTCAAAAGGAGTAATTGTAACTGATCCACCAGAAGAAGATGATCCAGCTGTTGCTGCTTTGATTGTTAAAGTTTTAGAAGTAGGTACAGATAAAACTTGAAAGTTAGTATCATCAAAAGTAGCTGTAGTAACTCCTGTCGTACCACCAGGTAAACTTGTTCCTGATAAACGAATAATATCTCCAACACTTATATTATGTGCAGCAGAAGTTGTTAAGGTTACTGTAGTAGTAGCGTTAAAAGTAAAAGTTACACTAGTGATTGCTGTTGCAAGTGGACTAACATCAAAAAATTGTCCTTCAAAATATATAATTAAAAATTTGTCTGTACCAATAGCAACATATCTATTACCATCTCTGTCAACAAATGCGTGTTGTTTTCTAGCTACACCTACTAAAGTATCTGTAAGTAATGATTGCCAACCACCTACTTTTTCAGGTAATCCATATCTAAATCTGACGTTGTCTGAATCAACCCAACGACCTTCTGCCCCAACGGCAGTGTCTTGTTTGTCTATTCCGGGAGCAAACTTAATTTTAGTAAGCATTAATTACTCCTACTGATTAGTTGATTTATATAGCCAACCTTTTGTAGCATTAGCATAAATTAATGTTACACATTGATTATTAACAGTAAGACTATCATCAGAAGCTGCACCTTCTATATTAGAACCGTTTCTTGCCACAACACAATTGTTTGTTGCAAATCCTCCTGTTGCTGAACCATCCATAATTGTTACTTCATCACCAACTGCAGGCGTTGCAGGCAGTGTAATTGTTACAACGTTTGCTGCTGTATCTACTACAATTTGATCATTAGCAACTGCTGTGTATGTAGTTTTACTTGCTGCAGTTACAGAAGTCATTCCTTTTTGTATCATACCTAATGTTGTTGCTGGTACACTACCTCTAGAATAAACTAAAGCTGTTGCACCTTCTGGAAGAGGAACTTGAGTAGCTCCCGCTTGACCAGTTGTTAATAGTGTTACTGTAAAACTTTGTGCTGCTGTTCCTCTAGTAGTTCCATCTTCTACAAAAAATACTCTGTTTGCATTTCCACCTGTTGTTGATGCAGGCATTGTTAAAGTTGCATTACCAGATAAAGTTCCAGTAACTTTAATATAAAGATTCTTACCATTCGCGCTCGACGATCCGTCGGCCAAACTTAAATTTGTGTTACCCGTGCTTAAAGTTACTTCTACATAACCCGATGCTGCTGTTTGTAATAGTTGTAAATTAGTATTTGTAATAGTTCCCCATAGACCCGCTTTTTCACCGGTTGTTACAAGTTCTATTGATAAATCTGTTGAGTATGATGATGCCATATTAGTAAGGTTTAATTGGTGTCCAAACCATTGTTGCTCCTGGTATTATATTATTCCAAGTAATAACTCCAGGTTCTACTGTATCTAATGATAAAGCATTTCCTGTAGGTAATACATTTGCGCCACCTGTTATTGTAACATTTCCAGTAGCCAAGGTCAACGAGTTCTTAACAGCCGTTACATTAGCATCTGCAGTAACTACAAAAGTACCTAATCCTAGAGATACTTGAGACCCCACAAGAGGACCGATATTGGCATCCCCTGTAATAGTTAAAGTACCTGTACCTAATGTTAATCTATTAGGTGTTAAATTTTCAGTAATAGCATCTGCTATGATACCTATACTACCAATAGTAATAGTTAATGCGTTACCAGATACTCTTACCTCTACGGCGTTGTCTGGTCCCGATGTAGCAAATGGTAATGCTGATATTGCGTCAAATCCTAAACTCATAAATAATCCTTAAAAGGAAGCAGGGGGTATGTGGTGGTGCCCTGCCTCCATTTAAAGATTATATCATCGTTTAAACCAAGAAGGAAGACCTAAATGTGAACGCTTGTCAAACATATTATCTTTCGCTCCCGGTGTTTTACGGTTGTTATAATGTAGAAATACTTGAACGCACTCTTTACCTTTAAATTTATTACGCCAATGCTCTAGCTCACAGCCAGAATAGACTAACATATCTCCTTGTTTAAGATCTACCTTAATGCCTTTTTTACCTACTTCTCCAGAAGGTTCCAAGTATATTGGCCAGTCATCACCAGCAAGATTCATAGTTGTAGATATCTCACAACTAAATCTATCTTTGTGTCTTTTTAATTCATCACCTTTTTTATAAATTCTTGCATAAGTATAAGCGGGATATAATTTTAATCCTGTTGCCTCTTCCATTTTAGGTTGGCATTTAAGCATTAATGTTTCCATAGCTATATTAGAGTACTGACTATATGTATGTGGAATTTGCTCATCCTGTCCTTCATAGTGACCTATAATATTTTCAAAGGGTGATATGTATCTAGCGTTTCTACAAGTATCATAAACTTGTTTTTGCATCATAAAATAATTAGCAACAAAACTAGCCAAGTCTTTTGATATAGCTTGTTTGATTACTGTATACTTTTTCTTTTTAAACATCTTTAGCCATCTCTTTTGGCACTGCTTGTATGTTCCAATGTATAAATCTAAAAGGCTCAAGTCCAAAATCTACACTAAACTCGTGTTCTAAAAATCCTGGAAAGATAATTAATGTACCTGGTGTAGGTTTAAAATGAATAAGCTCTGATCCACCCCATACACCTTTTTGATCTTTCATCTTTAATTTTGTAGCACGTGCACCGGTCCTCGGTTCGTGAAATACTGGCATCGATGTTTTATCACTACATTTTAAAAAGTAAAAACCTGATACGTGTTGATTCCAATGTACGTGTGCTGAATGATGACCACCACCTTTTTTAGCAAACTCTTGTACCCACATCTCACTAAATAGTGTTGAGTATTGCTGCATATCAAAACCTTGATGATCTAAATACTCCCAAGACTTTTGACCAATATAATCTCTAAAGTCTCTAAAATTATTATCAGCTGTAAGTGGTGTTGAGTGATATGATCTTCCAAAGTCTCCAAACTTTTTTATATGTGCTTTAGCTTCTGGAAAACTTCTAGCAGCTTTAATATATTTGTTAGATGCTTTTGTTAATGATTTTATAAACTCTGGTTTTTGTTCTGACCAAATCGTTGTGTTAAAGTAATTATTAATGTACATATGTATACCATCCTGTTATTATATATTTAGTTGTATTTGTTACGTTCCCTTTATGAATATGTGTCCAATAAGGAGGAAAAATAATTGTCTTACCTGCTACTGGTTTTATTTTTTGTTTTTGATAATAAAATTCTGTTTCACCACCTTTTTGAATAGTGTTTAAATATGTTGTAAAAACTAAAATTCTTTTTTGTTTTTTTTCAATACCATCTAATTCAGAATGCCAACCACTATAATATTGTTTTGGTTTATATTTTTGAATTTTTATTTGTGGAGATAAGTTCCAAGGTTCTTGTTCTTTATCTACATATTTATATTTTTTTATATACTTATCTTTAATTTTATTTAAAGATTTTATATAGGATTCTAAAAGAGGATTATAAATATCAACAGTAATTTGATTCATAGTAGTATATTCATTTTTAATAAATTCTTTTTGATTAGAGTTTTTAAATATACTTATTAAATCTAAACATATTTTTTTATTTATTTTATCTTCATAAATAAACATTATTTAAACGGCTTTCCTAAATGCCAAACAACAAGACTGTATCTTGTGCCTGATGTTACGGGTTTAACTCTGTGCCATACAAAAGAAGGAAACACAATAATAGATCCTTTAGGTAAAATCTCTTTTGCTCTTCTTAAATGTTTAGCTTCATCTCTCATATGTGGATCATAGTTTCTAAAATCAAATTCTAATTCACCACCTGTGTATTCTGAACCATCGGTTAACTGACAAGTCATAGATAGTTTTCGAATTTTACCAAAGTCAGGTCCTTCTTTTTCATAAGGTTTGTCCCAACTATCACAATGCCAATCATAATATTGATTATGTTTGTATTTTGTAAACTGACACGATTCCGATCTTTCCCAATCAAAGTTCCAACCAGCTCTTGCGTTTGCTTCGTGTACATATGGATGTAATTCTTTATATATCCAAGTATCATTAAGCCAAACTAAATCAGAGTTTCTCTTTCTTTTTAAATCTTTTATTTCTTCTTTTTTTAATTTTCTATCTCCATAGCCACCTGTTCTAGCCATAACTTCTTCTTGTTGATTAGCATAAGCTATTACATCATCACAAAACTTTGGTGTAAGTGCTCCAGGAAAATGCCAATAGTAATTAGATATATTCATAAGTTATTGTTTGCACAAAGTTTAATGAATCTTTTTGATTGTTAGTTAGGTAATACATATTAGTAGATGGAA